CCGCCGTAAAATTAATAGTTTCAGTTTGCAATAATTCGCTCTTTAATATCCATTCTCCAAATCTTTTTGCTTGTCCTTCACTAGTACATCCTATTGCGCTCGTTTCTATTTCTCTAATTCCGTATCTCTGTATCCCAAGCTGGTCTTCTGTATAACAGATAGCTGGCTGATACAAATTATTTTTATCATTATACCTTACTATAGCTACAGTGTGCCTAGCTTTTTTTGAAGAAGACGAATAAGAAAACGCTCCATCTGCGACGTTTGAGTTATTGAACAAATAAATTATTTGCTTAGGTCTATCCTGAGAAACATATATGCTGCCATTAGCAAAATAAACTAAAGCTCTAAAGGCAGATGCTAAATCATTAACAACTTTAAACGCCTCTTCTCTGGATACAATTATGTGATTTAGAGTGAACCTAGGTTCGAGGCCTCCCCTCCCATCAGGGACTAAGACGTCGCAATATTTAGCTATTTCATACAACGACCATTTATCAAGGGCGCTGGCATCTATATACTCTCCTAATCCATATCTATTGTTTGAAATTAAATCATAAAAACACCAAGCTGGATTATTAGTCCAAGCTTTAAAAGGTTTGAAGCATCCGTCCCAATAACCATCAGGCTCGGTATAAGTCCTCATTATAGGGTCATAGGTATTTGGAATTTGAACTTTTATAAGATTTGTTTCGTAGGCTCTAGAGGGTATCCTACTAAAGAACTCTGCGCTGAATTTAGAGTATACCATAGCGCAGTAAGGATATTTCACTACAGAGTCGTATATCTCAACCAAAGAGTCTACAAAAGACTGATTTTTTAAATAACTTTGAACAGAATCGGGAGTAAGTCTGACGATTTTTATCTCCCACCCTTGAAAGAATTTGTATCTTTTGCTATCTCTTGGAAATTGGTTTTTCCAAACACCACGTTTAAAATTTATTTCTAACGTTTTTAAGTAAGGCTCTTCTATTTTTCCAAAGATAGTGTGGTCTATATCAGGAACAGGCTTCCAAGGAACATACAAGTCCTGCTCTAGCTGATCTCTATTAGCAATATTAGAAGTCGTAGTTACATTTCTTGTGTCGTATATTGGCCTAGTATATATCTGTACTCTAATTTTTCTAGCTCTTATGTCTCCGTTACCGAATGTTAGCTGAGCATCTTTATGTTTGGCTTTTTTATCAAAAAAGCTCTGCCTTCTTTTGCCCGCTCGTTGCACGTTGACATTGTCAAAAGGATCATCGACTATAGTTTCAAGGAGTCTAGGAATTCTTAAATTTACCTGTACCGCCACACACTCTTTATTTAGAACAGTATATATTTTTGCATTTCTATCAATTTCTCCTAGTAGAGTAGGAGGATTAGATGGGTTATCACTTAATCTGCCGAAATCATCTTTGCCAAAAACTTTACCGTAATCATTGTTAGGAGTTCCTGTTATTTGGCTTCTTTTGTAGCCGGGAGTTAGCTCTGGTTTTGACAAGTCTATTTGTGGGCCAAATAATCTTTCTCCAATGTTTCTAAAAACATTTAATTCAAAATCTGTATTGCCTTTTGAGTTTTCTTCATTGGGTAAATTAGAGCTTAGCGCAGGCATTTCGCCTTGAGGCAAGCCTTTATTCCAGTTTAAATTAACTTCTGCAAAATTATAAAATCCATCCTTGTCCACTATAGGAACTTCGTTCCAATAAACAGATCTGAGAAATCCTAAATCTTTAGAGCAATTGCCGCTAGAGTCCAAAGCGGTATAATGTACAAATTGGCCAGTAGTGTAGCCTATCGAGCCTTCCTTCCCTTCAAAAACATATTCGCCGCTAACTAAACCTTCTATTTCCCCCTCTGAAATTAAGTCTGCGACGACAATTTCACTAACGGCGCTAAATAATCCTGACCCAGAAATGTAAACGCCTGCCTCATCAGATATTGGCGCTCTTGGTATTCTAGCGTCTTTTTTACCCATTACTGCTCATCCTTTCTTTGTATTACATAATCTGAACCATTAGATACTAAATAACTTGTGCCGGGCCCAGAGTCTCCTACATATTCAGTAGTTGGATCGCATGAGTCAGGCTCTCCCGTCTGCTTGCTGACTATAGCAGCTCTTTGAGCCATTGCTGAATCGCCTTTTATATTTCCCTTGAAGTCATTGCCGTAATCTAAACCATAATGTTCATTGCCCCAATATTTTTTCCAAGGAACAAAAGTCATTTTATCGGCAGCTTTATTCATATAGTTACCGTTTAATTCATCTTTGGTTTCTACGCTAGATTGTATTACTTGACTACCTATCAAAAGTTTGCCGTACCCCACAAAAACAGGGCCGCCTTCTCTAATTGTATTAGAGGGGCCTGTGAAAAGATAACTAGGCCTGCCTCCTCCTTCTATTTGCCTAAAATCATCAAATTCTGGCATTGGGGTCAGGAGGTTAGCTATACCCGCAGCCATAAGACCTATACCCGCCATAATAAAAGCCGTGCCAAGCACAGGCATGCTTCCCATGTACAATATTACGCCTATTACAATAAGTACAGCTCCTATTATTGTTTCTACAATTCCAGAATCACCAGCTCCTTCTATAACAGGGATAACGTCGATAGTATCTATATCTCTATTCATCACAAGCTCACAAGACTGTATGCCTTCTAAACTTTCCATATCTTTTTCACTATCACGGACAAAATCTTTGCCGTTTATCAAAACTCTGTATCTTATATTTTTTTGATCGTTTTCTATGAGTTTTTTGTACAAAATTTTAGTTTGTTGTTCTACGGCATTTATAGCCTCCCCTACAGTCTTAACAGCGAGGCGCCAAGTGTCTCTAGGCAAACTTTTGCCAAGATCTCCATGAAATTTAATTGTTGTTAAGGAGTCGTTCATAGTTTAAATCTATACACTTTTGTCAAATTGTTATAATATTTTTCTATTTTATCGCTTTTAGGTTTTTTTCCAATTGGATGATGTAAAAACATGCCATTGGAAGTATAAATACCAAAATGATCTATATTACTCTTAAGAGAAAAACATAAAATGTCACAATTACATAAATCTTCAGCAGAGGAAAAATCAACTTGCGTCCAAGCATGCTTGTTCAAATCAAAAGTTTTTGAAACAATGTTTAAATTTTTATTTACCCATTTAGAGTCTCTAGAGTCCAGTTCTTCTGGCAATATTAGGTGATATCCTTTTTCTTTTTGTATATATCTCTGCACGAGAGAGATACAATCTGATTTACCCCACTGAAAATCTGCCTCTAAGATTTCTTCTTTATTTTTTTTATAGTCAAAAAATTTAAAAGTATTAGAGTAAAGATCGTATAAAACAAAATTAATTTTATGCTTGATGCTATCTTCTTTATCTTTGATGGAAAAGTCAGTATTTCCATTAGAGTGAGAATGGTAAATAGCTTTTACGCTACCTAATGTAGAGACCCTGTAATATCCGACAGGGTCTATTGAAAAAGATATTTTTTTATCAGAAGCGAGGTTTCTTACTTTTTGGGCTTTTACCAGCTCGTCTTTTTCATCAAAATATATTAACCCACAGCATTCGTTCGGATTTTCCTCCACGGCATGGTTTTTTATATAATTTTTGACCGCTTTATTTATCATTGGCCCAAGTTCTGTTCTAGTTTTGTAGCGTTTGGAAAACCTCCGAATTGCAACTCTCCTTTTACGAAGTCTGTAGTGTCTCCTACTACAATAGCTCCTTGAGGACCCCATCTTTTTCTGCATCCATTTAAAGTTTTAGAGCAAAGATCAGCTATCCAATAGTCAGGGTTAGGCGGAGCATATTCTGAACCTTGAGAACTTGGGACAGCTTTTCTAGCCACAAAATAATAGTTGATATTATTTTTTTTCATTTTAACATAATCACCCACTTCGTAGCTATGCAAAGAATTGTAACTTCCTTTATTCGTTAGATCTGATACTCCTATAATATCTTTTATATTCTCGTCTCTTATATTAGCTACAGGAGGAGCGTCTTCTGGAAGCGTAAGGTCTGATCTTCTTATTTGACATTTTGAATACAAATTGTCGGCGAGAGTCTGAGCTTCATTTCCGTCTCCCTCATAAAAGCAACCGCAGCCCCTATAAGTAAATCCACATTTCTTAGAAAGCACTCGTCTTCTGGGGAGCTTCACTCCTTCTACGTCTAGAATAGAACTCAGCTCATAAGTAATTCCAGTTTTTGTTTCTTGAGATTTTCTTTCTACAAAAAATATATCTCTCGGTAACTCTGCGTAAGGGTCAGGCTCGTACCCTTCTGGAAAATTTGAGGCGTATATGCCTTGAGTTCCGTTTTGTTCGCTTATATCAGAAAAATTAGTTTTATCTAAAAATTTTGCGTAAGTTCTAATTCTAGTCACCTTAGCTCCAACTATATCCCCATATTTACTAATTGTTCTGCGTAAAACACTTAAAGCTTCTATCCCGTCCTCTTTTTGAGAAGTTATTGATAAAGTTGGAGTCGGCAAAACTCCTCTAGAAGTTATATCGAATCCATCAGCTTTAAGAGGCGCCGGAAAAAATGTATTTCCTTGCCAAAATATAATGGAGTTGAATACTCTTATATTGTTATGGAACCTTAATACGTTTTGGCTCTGACCTTGAAAACTAGGTAGGGCTTCACTTATTTCTTGATAGTCTTTTAGTAAGCTGGATTGTATAGAACCAACCGTTGAGCTAAGGTCTATTTCAAAAAACGTCATTAAAGCAGATGGAGTTAAGTTAGTTAACTCATACATTAATGACTTAATAGACTTTTTAGCTTGGTTTTTTTCTATTTTGCTATAATCTGTCATCAGTTATTAACTTCTTGGAATGTAGCTGAGATAGTATAGTTATTGTAAAAAACAAAATTGCTAGACCAATTTTTGCACACAAATAATTTTCTATAACCAGCGGAAGCTAAATCATTGTGAGGCTCTGGTATATTTTGGAATACAAAAGATTCAACTCCGTTTCTAGATTTGAGAAAATGATTGATAGCACGGCTTTCTTTTATATCTCTATGCTCAAAAGTCAGAGTGAACCTTATTAAGTCATTATAAATTCCGTCTTTGAACCTTTGCTCGTACCCATTGCCGAAAACAATACTGTTTACCCTCGGCTCGTGCTCTGCCGTAAATCCATACGAAGGAGACCATATAAACTCAGGTTTAGTTTTTCCTTCTCGGTTAGTGACTCCTCCCCAAAGAGCAGAATCTGTAGCTGGCAGATTATCTAAATTACTATTTGATGTGCTGTAATAATATTTAGCAGATTTAGGTACGCTAAAAGAAGTGAATCTCTCGAAAACAACTACAATATCATCTTTGTTGTAGGTCACAGAGTCTTTGTATTCTGTTATGTTGTAAATGCTATTTTCGTCAGCCATTTTCCTTATACCTCTACAAATATTACACTAAAAAGTGTAAATAATGTAGATGTTATCACGCGCAAGGAGAGAGGATCAAAAGTTAGCGGTAAATGGCACGGGAATAAATGCTATTCAGAGCATTTCTCTGGGCTACGAGTCTACCGCTCAGCCCATCTCTACTTTAGGGCAGCAAAATATGATTTTTGCTCCGGGGTCGCCTCAGACAGCTTCAATAAGAGCAGAAAGTTTAATGGTTTATGATGATTTCTTTTTGCAATTTACCGGAGAAGTGCCTTTTAGCGGCCAGTTAGACTACAAAAATCAAAATATTAAGTTTACAGAGGCGTATTTATCTTCTTACTCATCTTCTTGTTCTATAGGAGAGATCCCCTCTTTGGCAATGCAGGCGGAAATATATGGAGAGATGGGCACGGGGAACTATTTCGATTTTGGAACTACTTCCCCGCATGACACCTCCCTAAAGGTAGCTGGATATAATTCGATTGTAATTAATTTAGATGAATTTAACACCAATAGAGTTTTATCTTATTCCCTCGACATCCAAACCCCGAGGACTACCGTGTATGCCTTTAACGACAGAACTCCTTCAGAGGTAGTGTCGGACTCTCCTGTTGATGTTACTTTGAATTTTGCTATAGAAGCAGATGATTACAAAATAAAAAATATTAGATTCGTGCCGGAAGAGACAGTTTTTAGAGACGTAACTATTCAGATAAATGAAAATAATACAAATAGCAGTATACAATCATTTTCTTTCAACAATATGCTTTTGATATCAGAGCAGTATTCTTCGGATCTAAATTCTAACGTGTCAATAAACTTTACCTTGAAAGGAACTATATTTAGATAATGGCTTCTATTAGATACGACAAAATTCCTCTGATTATAGAGTACGGTGCAAGAACTGAAAAAATTCTAGCTTATGACTGCTCTCTTAGTCAAGCGGCAGACTTGCAACCAGTGAAAGCGATCGGTTTTCATGGAGTCGCAGAACAAACGCCGCAAGGCGCAAGGACGTCAAGTATTTCATTTTCTTATACGCCTGTGTTGACCGGTATAGTAAATACAAAATATGGATCAACAGGTAGCTTCAATACAATAAACGAAATAGCGAGCGGTCTAAAAAACTCGAAGAAATCGCAAACGTCTGGAGTTATGATAAAATTTGGAGGTATTAGCGGAGAAGGCTTATTGTCTCAGTATTCTCTTTCTATGCAGCCTTATTCGCCCGTCACCTGTAACGTAAATTTTGAACTTTTCGGTACAGGAACTTACGTACCAATAAGTGGAGAGCTTCAAGAATCAGTTATACCAAAGAAAGACCAAGATTTAGCAAACTCAGTAGGGCACTCAGCTTATTCTGCTTTTATGACCGCTAACTCTCCGGCTACAATAACAAGCGATAGTCAAACAGGGGTACTTCAAAGCGTAGAGTACAATATAAATTTTGCCTACCAACCTGTTTATAAACTTGGGCAAGAATTTCCATCTTCTTTCTTGTATCATTCCGCTGTAGAAGAGGCTTCAATAACCGAAAACGTTTTCGAGACAGGAATAGCTTTTACAGGCAAGGCAGAAAATTTCAAACTTAATGTTAAAAGTTTAGATAATAATAATGCTATGGTTATAGAGATGAATAGGCCAGTTCTGTCGAATAATCAGCTATCCGTTAATGCTAATCAAATAGCAGATTCAAATAAAACAATAAGGAGTTTTTATTAATGATATTTTCCGCAAAAAACACAAAGCTGACTTTAAACGGACTAGATATTATCGCGACTCAGTGCGCTTTAGATATAGCGACTACTATAGATCCTAGATATGACGCTGGGCAGAGACATTCTCAAAGTTATTTCGCTAGCAATGGAGTAGGCTCCTCGATGTCGTTTAGTCATTACTTAACAGGGGACTTAGATAAAATCAAAGAGTTTATATCGGATCAAGGAGAAAAGATAGGTAGCGATCAAAGAAGTAATGAAGGTAGAATAATTTCTGGGAGTTTTGGAGGATTAACTTTTACCAGTGGTTATTTACAAACTTACAGTATACAATTTAACCCAAACTCTCCTGTGATCGCTAATTCTACGGTAGTTTTCTTTGACGACCTAAAAGGAGAATTTTCTCAAACTGACGCTAGAGTATCTGAGCAGGAAATATTAAATTGTAAAAATATCACGATAGAAAATTTATCATCAACAGGAGTAGGTTCGATTAATGATTTTATAAGTGCAAGTTATAATTTTTCTGTTGACATAAACCCTGTGTACAAAGCGGGTCAAACTTTGCCTGATAGAATTTATTTCGGCCGAAAAAGTGTTTCTATGGGAATAGAAGTAGACAATCCTACGGGATATTTACCTTATAATGGCGTTACTAGTAAATTTAAATTAAATTTGTCTAAACACAACAGTTCTACTGCCACGGAAAACTTTTCTTGTTTTGGCGTGCTTCAATCAAGATCCGTAAGGACTTCTGTAGATGACAAAGTTTCTCACATGTTACAAATACTAACAAACAACCCTAAAGTTACTTCCAATGTCTTTGGTATAGAACCAAGACCTCGCCCAGTGTTTGTAGGCGCAGGGGGAGACGATGTGGGGGTTCCTTTAAACGTTTTATAAAATGTCAAATATATTTTATCCAAATTCTGGGTTTTACATTAGCGGAGAAGATTTGTCCGCCGTATCAAGCATTAAATGGGGCAGCACTTCAATTGATACAGACAGATTAATATTTGATGGGACATCTGGGATTAGTGGGGCTTTACCCCCGAATGTAAAAACAGATACAGTATACGTAATAAATCAAGATGGGTCAGCCTCTTCTTTGGGCGAGCAAGTAGTTCATTTGTTAGACAATCATAAGATACAAGTCAGTAATTTAGATGTAGCCTCTGCGAGCATGGGCGAGAGTATTACTATCAAAGGCAGCAACTTTTACAATATAACAAATGTAACTTTTGGAGCGGCTCAGTCCGAATTTAATTTAGTATCGCCTTCAGAGATAGAAGCAATAGTTCCAAAAGCGGCAGAGCATACAGGGGTGACAGTTTTCTCTTCTTTTGCTTCGGGAGTGACTGGGACTTCTTTTAATAGTGGAATATCTGCGAACAATTTTATACCGATCCCTCAATTATATTCAGCGACACCCGAATATCAAATAGAAGGAAATGAAATAACTGTAGTAGGTGAGTCTTTGGGTGCAGTTAAAGAGGTACGTTTCAAAGGAGTGCCTGATGCGGTTTCTGTTACCAACAGGACAAGAACGACTTTTAATGTTTCTTTGCCTATAAACGCAGTGAGGGGGTCTATGACTCTCATACTCGAAAACAATGATGAAATTATACAAGACGACGAAGTTGTTGTAGTTTCGCCAGCGGCTATTATAAATAGAGTACTGCCAGATACAGGCGTTATAGCTGGGCAAAATATTTTCATAGAAGGCACAGGATTTAGAACAGGTATACTTTCTTACAATACAGGGCAAGAAAGCGTAAAAATTAAAATTGGAGATACTGACGTTAGCGGTTTTAAAATCATCGACCCAGCTTTAATGTCAGGCATGGTCCCCAATACAACCCCTCTCGGAAATCAGTTGGTATCATTGTATAGTCAAGATGATGAGATTTATCCTTCCGGCAAAATAATTGATATAAGCGGAGCTCTACCTGAAGTGTTAGGAGCTAACCCTTCTTTTGCAACGTCCGGACAGCTTATTACTGTGACGGGAAATAATTTGTCAAAAATAACAAAAGTTAATCTTTCAAGAAACGATAATACTGGAGTATCGGCTGTCGTGACTGGAAGCGGAGTAACCACTTCGTCTTTTGCTGATAGAGCAACTTTCAGACTACCCAGCGGGATACAGCAAGGGGAGATTTCTGGCAGAGGTAGCTTTTACTTAGATATTTCAGTAAGTGGAGATTACGGAGGCTCTGATACGTTGACGAGTGGATTGTTTGTTATCGGAGCGCCTTTTATACAAGAAGTAATCGGAGGAGTAACGGCGCCAAGAGAGCCTTCTTCTACTGGAGTTGTATCTGGCTTAAATCTGTTGAAAAATTCTAGAATAGATATATTAAATTCAGTAACAGAAGAATTACAGGCCAGTATCAAAGCTACTGGCGTACTAGGTTCTGGTAACTATGTAACCAAAAGCTTTTTTAAGTTCCCCAGCGAGTTTACTTCGACCGGAATAAAGCTAAGGTATACCAATATCGCAGCTGTTAGCAATACTTCTAGTCCCATATCAGTTTTTAAAAGGCCAGTCGTTAGCGGTTTCGCTCCTTTGTCAGGGGAAGAAGGTACAGTAGTAACCGTTAGTGGATTTTTTAGTGGTTTGAAAGATAATCAAGTAACTATATCAAACACAGCCGCAGAAAATATTACTCAAACTTCTACAACGGGAATTCAATTTACTATACCTGCGAATGTAAACAGTGACTTTGTAAACGTAATAACTAGTGGAGGCAACGCTAGTTCTGATATTAGATTTTCTTCTATGCCTTCAAGACCTTTTATGTCTCAATTTATACCAAATACGGGAGACTCTTTAAGTTATTCTGTATTCGGAGCAGGGAATAGAATAGATATAATAGGAGACAACTTAAATATAGTTGATGAAGTTCTATTTTACGACAAAGAAGGTAATGATATAGTACAAAGATCTTTTGCTTCTAAAAGTGCGAAAAAAATATCTTTAGACCTGCCAAAGAAAACTGTTACTAGGACAAACTCAGAGGGGACTTTCGAGGTAGATTTACAAACGTCTAGCGAGTATTCGGGAGTAGCAAGATTAAAAGACAGATTTTCTAGAGTGGTAACGGGGAGCCAAGAGTTTAGAGTGGCTGAGCTGTCAGGTATATCTGGAAATTATGCCGTATTTGGAGAAGAAATAACTTTAACAGGGTTGTTCTTTTCGGGTTTGAACGCAAGCTTTTCAGATGAGTTTGGCGCTACTGTGTCAGGAGATTTCGTAGGAACTACAAAATTCTCAGAAAGCGGATTTTCTATTACGACAAAAGTCCCGAGAGATATCACTAGAAGCACTCTACTTGTTTCCGGCAGCAACAATCCTTCTATATTGAGTACCACAGAGGAGTTTTTCCCACTGCCTACAATAACAGGCGTAAGCGGAGACAGCAATTTTAACTTTAATTTAGACCAAAGAGTACAAATCACAGGAATAAATTCATTTGGCAATTTTGGGTCCGGAGATTCAGTGATAGGTATAACAGGAGAAGGTCAATCAGCTTTTTATCCTATAAATAGTTTTTCTAGAATATCTGGAAGCGATGGTAAAAATTTATCTCTGTTTGATTTTACTATAAACGGTAGTTTTACCGGCAGCGGCCAAATGTTCATATTGAGCCCTTGGGAAGACTATAAGTCAGGGTCATTTAGTTTTGAATCTACTAAAACAAATCAAAACCTAAATAAGATAATAACTTCGGACTTTTATAATATTGTTTATCCTGCGCCGTCTATATCTGGAATAGCGACAGGAAATAAATTTAATGGAAATGTCTCTGGTTTTATTAGCGGAAATAATTTAAAACCTGTAACCGGAGTATTCTTATCCGGCTCTGGGTTAGGAGTTAATGTACCCGCTAATGATTTTGTAAACGTATCAAATAATTTAATTAGATTTGCGCCCCCATTTGGGCCAGATGTGACAGGCTCTGGATTTTTAGTCGTTGAGTCCGAAAGAGGAATTGGAACTAGCGAAATATCAGGCGGAGAAGTACAAATATTCCACACCGTAGGAATTAGCTCATTTTCACCGTTAGAGGGTATTACTGGATCGACAGTAAATATCGTCGGGTCAGGCTTCTCTCAAGCTAGAAACGTCATATTTGGAGCCGCTGGTCGATCCGGTAATGCTTCATTCACTATAAATTCAGACTCAGGGATAAGTGCTACCGTTCCTCAATTTACGATAACAGAGGGGCAAGACGCGGAGATAAAAATAGAAGGCCTGCTAACTGACAACTTTACCACTTCTAGCAGATTTACCATCATACATGACGCTCCTACTGTTCAGTTTAATGTTGTGAGCGGTAGAGCGGCGCCAACTGTAGGTACAGATAGGTCGGCAATATTCACTATCGTAGAAAATATAGGAGGCACCGACTATTACGTTACAAAAATGGTAAATCCTGACGGTAAAGAAATAATAATGAATACTGAAGAAGTATAAAGCCGCCCTAGTGAGTTATTAAAATACTTCTAGAGTATTTACTTCCTGAACTAAAGCGGCTTTGTTACTCTGTTGTCTTTATGAAATACCTTGAAGGTATTTTGAAGGTGAAACAGATTAACTTTGTATCAGCTCTTTTACTTCATCATAAGTTTCTTTTACCCTTATGGAGCTTCTGCGAAGTTCTATTACAGTTCTCTCTGTTGAGTCTGCGTAGAAAGTCTGAATTTTATTTACGTTGAC